ATATTCTTGGTTCTAAAACCAGATTCTAGTCGCCAACCACGCCTCGCTTGACCCTTGTCAATTGGCGTCTTGGATCTTGCAACCGCCAATATATCCTGAGCAATCGTGCCTATCAAATTCTCTTTTTCCCTTTCAAGAGAAGCGATAGCCTGTCTCGTTCCTGTTACCTTAAATGATAACATTCTCTTCCCTTACACAGAGCCAATAGTTAAGGCGCCTGATCCTTGGAAGTTAACTGTTGCAGTTACTAGGTCATCAAATGAAGATGTTCTTGATACTGATGTAACAAGTACACTTCCTGAAAACTTTTCACCTGTAGATGCATCTGGATAAAACTCAACAGTAAGAGCCCCATCTTGTGCTGGATCAAAGGCAGTTGTAGCAGAACTATGAGTTGAATCATAGATTACTTCCATTGAGCCTGTGAACTGATGCAGTCCGTTTTTGTATGTTCTTGCCGCGTCGCCCATAACAGTGTCTTCAATCACGTCTTTTGTGTGTTCTACTGTCCAGGAACGAACTTCAGCAACGGTAACTGTGCCTGCTGAATCTTCAGCAGTGATTTCCACTTTACCATTTTCACCTGTAAAAGTTGCCATAGTCTAGTCCTCCTTTTTGGCAGTTTCAAAGTCATCATAAGAATAAGTCAATGTATCAACAGCCTCTGGGTCATCCCCATAAGATTCTAATGAATAATTTTCTTCTTCTTTTGATGGTTCTTTTGAAGTCACTTGGGCTTTGGCAGAGATTTTATTCTTACTGCTTTTGCTTTTAGTAACTTTCTTTTCTTCTGTTGGCTGTTCAATAGTCCAGCCTTCAGAAAGAAATCTGTCAACACGGTCCTGCTCCACAGGGATGACAGCACCGTTGTTGTCTATCATTTTAGTATATTTTGTAACCATTATACTGCTCCTTTAGTAAATGAATAATGCACTTCAACAATCATTAAAAACTCGCCTAGTGGCGGTGTTCTATCAACTACTTCAATTGAAGCAACGTGAGTTGTTGCCGCTCGTGCAGAATCCAGTTCTCTTGTGCGGTCCGTGTTTAGTGCTTCTTCTATTCTTTCAATTAAGTTGTTGCGTTTCTCATCAACTGATTGAACGAATCCTTTTCTACCATCAGAGCGAACAAATCCTCTGATATTCACTTCAATAATCCCACGTCTATAACCGCCCATTGCTTGATCCTCACGTGTCTCATTGCCTGCGGTTACTAATAGTGCTGGGAACTGTGTCAATGCCAACTTGTCTAAATCAAATGGCTCTCGTGACACAAATACTGGTCTTGGTGGATTCATATCCTCCAAAACTTCTATGATGTTTTTTACTGCTAGTTCTCTATTGTTGGACATACTACCTTACCTTTTTAGGCGGAGGTAGTGAGTTGCTTCTCTTTCGTCGTCTGTAACTGTCCCACTGCTATCCGCATCATATTCAACACCATCACGCAATACTAAATCTAGTTCTCTTTCGTATTCTTTACGATAGAAATCCATCTTGCGTTCAAATAAATCTTGTTCTGGTTCAAATTTAGCGAGTTTAGGATAAATGTGGAAACCCAGTGCATTGTAGGCACAGGCTCTAGTCAATTGGCTAGCAGTGTATAAGTCTTCATCTGGCTCATTGCTCATAGTGAGTTTTGCCAAATCATAAATGCCATTGTGGTATGTAGGCCACCAACGGATTCTTAGGTCTCTAAATACGTCTTGTTGTGCTTTTGTGATTTCTGCATCAAAATCAGGTATACCAAAATCTATAATGTCTGGTTCATATTCCTGAATATCAGATATTGTTGCTAGTGTTATCGCCATAGGATACTGTCCTTTAAGTTACGCCATTGGGTCCTTCCCAAGCCGCTAATTTGTTAACAGTATTATTTAGCAGTTTGGTAGGAAACCATATAGTTTTCAAAAGAAAAGGGCGAATTGCTCCGCCCTTTCCTAATACTATACGTCTAACAATTATTAGATAACTGCTGCCGCGTCAGTTGAGATAGTAACTCCGTAGTCATCAAAAAGTTCAGTAACACCGTAAGCCATTGAACCTACGATTTCAGTTGCTCTTAATGAAGCATCTCTTTGAGTTTCAATTCTCATATCACGCTTTAACATATAACCTAATGCGTCTTGAGTCATTACAGCACCGTTGAAGTTGCCTGTTGAATCACCGCTAATAACAGTAGATTCAAAAATGTCAACACCAGCAATTCTGCCAATAAAGCCACTTTCTAATGCTCTGTTACCTACATCACTTAGATTGTGTGACAAAGTTGCACCAGCATTTGTTAACTCTTTCTTAATGTCAAATGCTTGGAATGGGTGTAAAACAGCAACATAACCACCGTTTTGGTCTGCTTTGTTGTTTTTCAAAGTTGCCGCTGCCTTGAAGATATCTTCAATACTTACGGCTGCACCAGTTTTGTTGATTGCGTTTGAAAAAGCACCAAATAAAGCCGCAATATCTGTGTCAACTTTCTCAGCCATAGCCGCACCTAATTGTCTACCAATTGCTGCCGCTGTGTCATCTGCTGATGCTTCTTCTAACAAGTCAGTAAGTGTAACCATAACACCAACTTCTGCTGCTGTGATTTCTTTCTTAGTTGTTGCGAAAGAAGTGTTTGATAGGTCTGACCCATCAGTTACCGCTGCGGCAGATACCGCTGGGTAAATTGGAACCTGTGCTGTTAAACCAGGTGTTCCTGTCATATTGTAATTTCTTACAAGAGGACGGATAATAGACTGCTCGTTCATTGTAAACAGAGCGGCCTGCATTATGTTTGCGTAAAGAGCATCTGCTCCTGATACGCCTGTGTCAAATTCATTCGCCATAGTTATTCTCCTTTAGATAGCAAATTATACGCGAATCCCTTTTGCCTGCATTATCTCACGATAACGCTTACGATGTTCAGGATTCTGCATATTCAGTTTAGTAACATCGTTATCTACCACAGGATTTTGTTTGCCTACACCTTGTCCAGTTCCAGAACCTTGTGGTCCTGCACTAACAAAATGAGGATTTGCTGTAAGGAATTCATTTACCAAGTTTGATACAGTTAATGCGTTACCATTATCATCATATCTTACCTGTCCGTTTGCGTCTACAACATCAACACCACCTGCTTCGTTAAGTTTCAAGTTGCCTTTAAGCAATGAAACCACTTGCTGTGGATTTACTGCTCTTTGGTTACTTGCCTCACCTAACAGTGTGCCGTCAACCTTGATAGAATGCAATTCACTTTCGTATGTTTGTATTTTAGAGTTAAACTTTTCAGCCTGCTCTTTCAATAGTTTTTCATACTCTCCACGCTTCTCCATCTCCTGGGTCTTGCGTTGCTCTTCTGCTTCTACCAACGTATTGTAGTGATCCAGATCAACATTTGAATATTTCTTTTCAAACTTTGCTCTTTCTCTTGCCACTCTCTCTGCGATGATTTTATTCACTTCATCTTGAGTAAGTGTATTGTTTTCCTTAACAACATCCTGTGTTGCTACCTGCTCTTTAACCTCTGGTTGAGATGCAGTTGTCTCAGTTTCGTTTACCGCTGTGTTTTCTGCGTCCATTTTATGTCCTCTTTATAATTGGTTGAGTTCTACCACCTGCCCTCAATTGGCAGTATGTGTTTGTATTTATGCCATAAGGCACAAATTCCTTTATTTACGACGTCTTCCGCCACGTGACTTCTTGTCTTTCTTCTTTTTTCCACCACGTGTCATTTTACGTTTACCGTGCATAGCCATAATCGCTCTCCTTATTTTTTAAGTATTTTTCTGGCCCAACTTAGACCAGCATTACCACCCCAACCTAAATATGCTTGGGTGCCAGGTGTATTTTTACCTGGTTTGTAATATGCTTTTGCTCTACTCAAATATGAAAATGTTCGCCTTACAGTTTGTAAACTTACATTTTCGCCTTTTGCAAATTGATTTGCCCTCTGCAACCCTACAGGTGTCATACCTTTTCTGCTCTTGGGTGCCTTGTCTCTCAATGCCAGTGCTCTTTTGGCATTTGCCTGCATTTGTTTTGTAGGTTTAGGCATTATCTTCCTAACCTCTTTTTAATCATTTTAGAGATATAGATGTTTTTTACTAGACTTACTTTAGAACCAAACAATCTGTCTGCTCTACGTTTTACACTTTTATAAGTCTTGGTGTCTTTGTTAAAACTTTTTGGTGCGCCTAAACCTTTGGGTCTACGCTTCTCCCATACTTGCTTTTTCTTCTTGGCCATCTTCTATCTCCCAACGAAAAGTATAAATGTCCTTTTTTTTTTTTTTTTTTTCTTGCCTACGTATTTTTGTTAGTTTTCCTATTTCAAGTAAATTGTTTCTTGCCCTTACGCCTGCTGCCTTTGAGTCTTTCACTTCAAAGCGCCATACGTTTTCCTTATATTCATCTATAAGTTCACGTAGGCGCTTTTCAGTGGGGAGTTCATTGACAAAATCTCTGTCAGGAATAAACTTACCCATCGTCGCCCGTTTCGCCCCCAGAGTTGAATAATTCTG